ATCATTCGCGCGCCCCGCGGATTGCAGGCACAAAAAAACCCCGCTGGCTTCGGCCAGCGGGGCGAGGTGGTTAGCTAGTTATCCAAGCTTGGACAGGTCCTCGTTGAAATACTGGACAAGGAAGCGGCCCAGCGTGTCAATCATGCTGCATTCGTCGTCCGTCACCTTCTCCTCTTTCATGGCTGCCTTGTAAGCCTTGCGGACCATTTCATGCAGTCGGCTGTCCAAGGGCCGCTTGATGCGCTCGGCAGGACGTCCGCCAAGGTTCTTTTCCTTCTGGACCTTCTTAGCATCGCTCCACGGCTTGTTGATATTGGACAGGCCGCGTTCGAGTGACAGGTCCTGACATTGCTTGCGATGCTCCTCAAGCCGGGCAAAGACAGCCTTCTCGTTGTCGCTGCGCATATTGCCGCTGTCCATGATATACCAATCCTTGCCAAAGTCCCGTTCGAGGGTGAAGGCAAGCACGCGGCACGCTGCCTCGCCCTGCTTAGTGCCATAGACAGCCTTGGCGATAGCCTCCTCAATAGACAGGTCCAGCGCGTCCTTGTTAGCCTTGGCGATAGCCTTAGTCGCATTGTTGCGGATACGCTGAGCCTTGCTCAAAGGCTTAGCCTTGGCGTTATTGTTGGCAGTGGCGGCAGTTACGTTAGTAGCAGTCATAGTCGTTACTCCTTCGCAGCACAATTGCTGCCCCATCGTTATGGGCGCAACATGACATTTAACGCAATACGTTTAGCATAACTCATTGTTATATAAAGGAAAAACAGGGGGCGGGGGTCTGATAACCTTGGTTATCGGCGACCGTAGGGGAGGGCCACCCCCCGCAGGGCATTAGGGACTCCGGCGGCTGCTTGGTATTACTATTCTGCACACTACACACCGCACTTTTGAAAACCGACCCCCCACCCCCTATTTTTTGTGCTACACAGCGCTCGGCCCGCGCTCAGCGAACCCCACCCCCATAGAGGGACCCGTACCTCCCCCTTGCCCCCCACCCCCCTATACTGCTACACAGCAGGTCTGCTCCCCCAAACCGGACGCTGCACTCATGCCTGTTGTGAAGATCGAGCCTACCGACGAGTACCCGGTGCCTTATGACACCAGTCCGGAGGAGATTGACGACTTTGCAGCCAAGCTGACGTCTGCTGCGAACACTGCGGAACTACTGGAGGCGCTCGGTGCGCCTATTGAAGTAGACCCGGCGACACTTGGGGAGGAGAAAAAGCTCCTCGACTCGGTCCTGAAGGACCACAAGACCGCCCCTCTCAAGAACCTGCCCACTGCTATCGGTGCTGCGGGTTTCCTCAGGGCCTACGGCCAGTCCCGTGCCTTCGATGCGGACACGGTGCGTGCTGCGCTGACCAACAAGCTGCTTGAAATAGCCGATTGCGGCGAGACCAAGTACGAGCTGAAGGCGATTGAGCTGCTGGGTAAGCACTCGGACGTGGGCCTGTTCACCGAGCGCAGCGAGATCAACGTCAACTATAACAGCCCCGAGAGCCTCGAAAACGCGATCAAGGAGCGCGTCAAGCGCCTGCTGAACGCCGACATGGTTGATATGAAGCCTCTGGGCATGGACCTCGACGAGGAACTGGGCCTGACCTACGTCGAAGAGGGTGAATTCACGGAAGTGGAGGAAGAGGCCGAGAAGGACGGGGGTGAGGGCGAGTAATGGCCTCCACTGCCGCCCCCGTGTCCCTCAAGGACATCCCGAAAATCCTCCACTTGCTGCCTGCCCACGAGCAGGAGCAGCTGCTGGCCGAGCTGGAGCGGCTGAGCGAGCTGAAACGGCGCAATCTCGCCCAGAGCAAGTTCATGGCCTTCGTCAAGGAGGTCTGGCCGACGTTTATCGGGGGGCGGCACCATGCGAAGATGGCTGATGCGTTCGAGCGGGTGGCTAGGGGCGAGTGCAAGAGGCTTATTATTAATATGCCTCCTCGGCACACTAAGTCCGAGTTTGCTTCTTATCTGCTGCCTGCTTGGTTTCTGGGGAAGTTCCCGCATAAGAAGGTCATCCAGTGCTCCCACACCGGAGAGCTCGCCGTCGGCTTCGGTCGTAAGGTCCGTAACTTGGTCGATACGGACGCTTACAAGGAGATATTTCCTAATCTTACACTGGCATCGGACAGTAAAGCAGCTGGACGGTGGAACACGAGCGAAAAGGGGGACTATTTCGCTATCGGTGTTGGCGGTGCCGTTACCGGTAAAGGTGCAGACGTCCTCATCATCGACGACCCGCACTCGGAGCAGGAAGCCGCGCTTGCCGAAGTAAACCCGGATATTTACGACAAAACCTACGAATGGTACACCTCAGGGCCGCGTCAGCGTCTCCAGCCGGGTGGGGCTATCGTCGTCGTGATGACACGTTGGTCTAAAAGGGACCTGACTGGGCAGATACTCAAGGACGCAGCTGCCAACGACAGCCTTGGCGAGTGGGAAGTGATCGAGTTCCCGGCCATCCTGCCCTCGGGCAACCCGCTGTGGCCTGAGTTCTGGTCCATCGAGGAGCTGCTCAAGGTCAAGCGAGACGTCCCGAACAGCAAGTGGATGGCCCAGTACCAGCAGAACCCGGTCTCCGAGTCTGCGGCTATTGTTAAGAGAGAGTGGTGGCAGGAGTGGCCGCACGAGGACCCGCCGAGCTGCGAGTTCGTCCTCCAGAGCTGGGATACGGCCTTCGAGAAGACGCAGCGCGCTGACTACAGTGCCTGCACGACGTGGGGGGTGTTCTACCGCCCTGACGACACGGGAGTGGAGCAGGCGAACATCATCTTGCTCAATGCCTTCCGAGACCGCATGGAGTTCCCCGAGCTCAAGCGCACAGCGGTCGAGGAGTACCGAGAGTGGGAACCGGACAGCGTGATAATCGAGAAGAAGGCTTCAGGTGCGCCTTTGATCTACGAGATGCGCGCTATGGGGATACCAGTGCAGGAGTTTACTCCGACTCGGGGGAACGACAAAATCTCCCGATTGAACGGTGTGAGCGACCTTTTTGCCTCTGGACGGGTATGGGCACCTGCTACTCGGTGGGCCGAAGAGGTGATTGACGAGGTTGCCGAGTTCCCAGCAGGCTCTCACGACGACTATGTCGATACGGTGTCTATGGCCATGCACCGCTTCCGGAGAGGTGGCTACGTAGGTAGTGCGCTGGACGAGCCAGACGAAATCCAGTATTTTAAGTCAAACCGCAACCGGGGGTACTACTGATGGGACTGTTCAAGGCACTGCGCACTGTCCTGCGCGTAGCAGACAAGGTCGGTAAGGTAGCTAAGGAAGTCACTCCGGCTATTGCCGTGGCCGAGGTTGTTGTCGATCAGGTCGGTGACGCCGTGAAGCCCGAGAAACCCAAGAAGAAGGGCAAGTAAATGGCCGTAGACAAGTCGCTCAATCAGGCTCCTCTGGGCCTCGATGCTAGCCTAGCCGCAGGTATCGAGCCGGGGGTTAACATGCCCGAGCCCGACATGGAGATCGAGTTCGAGGACGACGAGAGCGACATGCTCGACGAGGAAGAAAGCCTCGACGAGATCGCGGACGAGGAGTTCAACGAGAACCTCGCGGAGAGCCTTGACGAGTCGCAGCTGGCCCAGCTGGCGGGTGATCTGGTCGGGGACTTCGAGGAGGACGTCAACAGCCGCAAGGACTGGATACAGACCTACGTAGACGGACTTGAGCTGCTGGGGATGAAGATCGAGGACCGGACCGAGCCGTGGCCCGGTGCATGCGGGGTCTACCACCCACTGCTGGCCGAGGCGGTCGTCAAGTTCCAAGCCGAGACCATGATGGAGACCTTCCCGGCCCAAGGACCGGTGCGGACCAAGGTGATCGGCAGGGAAACCCCGGCCAAGCGTGACGCCTCACAGCGCGTCCAAGAGGATATGAACTACCAGCTGACTGACGTCATGGTAGAGTATCGACCCGAGCACGAGCGCATGCTCTGGGGCCTTGGCCTTGCGGGTAATGCGTTCAAGAAGGTCTACTACGACCCGGCGCTGGGGCGTCAGGTGGCGATGTACGTGACCGCTGATGACGTCGTGGTTCCCTACGGCGCTAGCAGTCTGGAGACTGCTGAGCGTGTCACTCACGTGATGCGCAAGACTCCGAACGAGCTCAAGCGGCTGCAGGCGTCAGGGTTCTACTGTGATGTCGATATCGGGGAGCCGACCAACACCCTCGACGAGGTTGAGAAGGCGATTGCCGAGAAGCTGGGCTTCCGGGCCGAGACCGACGACCGGTACAAGCTGCTGGAGATGCACGTCGATCTCGTCATTGAGGACGACAAGTACCGGGAAGAAAGCGACGACGGCGTTGCCCTGCCTTACGTCGTGACTATCGACAAGGCGTCGATGACCATACTGTCGATCCGGCGCAACTGGGACCCGGAAGACGACAAGAAGCTGAAGCGCAACCACTTCGTACACTACTCGTACGTCCCCGGCTTCGGGTTCTATGCCTTCGGCCTGATCCACCTGATCGGTGCCTTCGCAAAGTCGGGTACCTCGATCATTCGCCAGCTGGTCGATGCGGGCACGCTGTCGAACCTGCCGGGTGGCTTCAAGACCAAGGGTCTGCGCGTCAAGGGTGACGACACTCCGATCAGTCCTGCCGAGTGGCGCGACGTGGACGTCGCCTCGGGGACCATGCGCGACAACATCATGCCGCTGCCGTACAAGGAGCCGTCGGGCGTCCTGTTCCAGCTGCTGGGGACCATCGTCGAGGAAGGCCGCAAGTTCGCTGGTGCCGCTGATATGAAGATCAGCGACATGTCGGGTCAGGCTCCAGTGGGTACGACTCTAGCTATCCTCGAACGCACGCTGAAGATGATGTCGGCTGTGCAAGCACGTGTCCATTACGCGATGCGGCAGGAGTTCAAGCTCCTGAAGGGTATCATCCGCGACTACACCCCGGACAGCTACCCCTACGAGCCGGAAGAAGGCAGCCGCAAGGCCAAGAAGAGCGACTACGACACTGTCGAGGTCATCCCGGTATCGGACCCCAACGCCGCTACCATGGCCCAGAAGATCGTCCAGTATCAGGCGGTCATTCAGCTGGCCCAGATGGCCCCGCAGATTTACGACCTGCCGTACCTGCACCGTCAGATGCTGGAGGTGCTGGGCATCAAGAACGCCCAGAAGCTCGTCCCGCTGGTTGACGACGAGGACCGCAAGCCGCGCGATCCGATCAGTGAGAACATGGACGTCATCAACGGCAAGCCCGTGAAGGCGTTTATCTACCAAGACCACCAAGCCCACCTCGCAGTGCACATGGCGGCGATGCAGGACCCCAAAATCCAGCAGATGCTGGGGCAGAACCCCAACGCCCAGACCATGATGGCAGCGATGCAGGCGCATATCGCAGAGCATCTGGCTTTCGAGTATCGCAAGCAGGTCGAGGAACAGGCCGGTGTGCCACTGCCTCCGCCCGACTCAGAGATGGACGAGGACACCGAGCTGGCAGTCTCGCGGCTGGCGGCTATCGCCTCGCAGCAGCTCCTCCAGAAGAACCAAGCCGAGGCTCAGCAGCAGCAGAACCAGCAGATGGCTCAGGACCCCATCGTCCAGATGCAGATGCAGGAGCTCCAGATCAAGCAGCAGGAGCTGCAGCTCAAGGCCCAGAAGTTCATGGCCGAGGCTGCCGAGAAGAACGACAGGCTCGACATCGAGCGCGAGCGCATCGCCGCTCAGAAGGAGATTGCGGGTCTGCAGGTTGGCGCAAAGGTCTCTACGGACAAGGCCAACCTGTCCGCAAAACAGCAGCTTGAGGGTCTCCGGATCGGCGTCCAAGTCGCCAAGGAGGCTACGGCTGCACAACAACCCTCTGCCCCACCCAAGAAGGCAGAAACCAAGGATAAGTAATGGACACTGAAGTACTGAAGTATCTCTCAAACAAGATACGAGAAGAACTTAAGGTTATCGAAGAAGACATGGCTATGGGCCACGCGGTTGACTTTGGTGCCTATAAGTACGCCTGCGGCATTTATCGCGGTCTGCT